CCGGGGGCCCGCTGCCATGCTTGATGTGCAGATCGCTGGAGCAGATACTGGCAAGGGTCACCTTTACAATGGCGTCCCGCTCGTGCTGCAGCACCGGCTTTGGTTTTTCCATCAGGGCAAACGTTCCCTCTGAAACATAGGTATAGGTCAGCATGCTTATTCCCTCCATGCGCTTTGATCTTTCCGAACGGAGTATACCACGCAGCTATGGCAAAGAGCAAGCCGCAAAAGGCCCGCCCTTTGCGGCAGCTCTCCGCCGATCAGATCTTGGGCTGATACTGCATGCCGGACACATTGTAAATGGTAACAAAAGCCTTGGGGTCTTCCCGGTTGATAAAGTTCATCAGCTTCTGATATTCGCTCTTGTCCACGATGGTAATGATCTCGTTGTGCTTTTCCAGATTGTATGCACCGATGGCCTCGTACATGGTCGCACCGCTGTGCAGGTCATGGAGGATGAACTGACGCAGCGCCTCCTCTTTTTCGGTGATGATGCAGACGCGGCGTTTGATGCTGTTATCAAAGATGAAATGGTCCAGCACGATGCCGTTGAAGTAAGTACCGAGGATACTCAGCACCACGGTCTTTTTATCGTAGACCAGGGCCGCAGAAAGCGCCACACACATTCCCGACAGAGACATGGCTTTTCCCAATTCCATGTGCAGGTACTTGTTCATGATCTTTGCCACGATATCCAGCCCGCCGGAGGATGCATTGCGGTTGAACAAAATACTCAGCCCGATGCTGACCACCAGAATATAGCACAGCACGTCCAGCTCCTGACTGCCGGTCATCGAGCCGAACCCCGGGAACAGCTTTTCAAACAGCCCCAGAAACACCGGCAGCAGCACACTGGTGTATACGGTCTTTGCGCCAAATTCTCTGCCGCAGGTAAAGAACCCGATGATGAGAAGCACGACGTTCAGGATCATCGTAATGACCGACAAGGGCAGCGGCACAAAATTGGACAGCACGATGCCAAGGCCGGAAATGCTGCTGACGGATGTATGGCTCGGCACCAGAAAAAAGAAAACGCCCGCCGCAATGATCGCCACCGCCCCGGTCAGGACTGCCGTCTCCCTCAGGACTGCGCCGGTCTTTCCTTTTACATCACTCATCTTTGTCCCCCTAAAATCAAATTTGTTTCACCGATCTCCTCATCTTTGTCGATGCGGACAAGGAGCTTACCGCCAAAGCGTTTGTATTCCATAGTGAAGTACCTCCATAAATTCCGAGTTGCTGTTCTCAGTATACCATGGTTTTCCTTTGCGGAAAAGATAGCGAAACAAAAATGCCCCCGGAGGGCTTGTTGCGGCTCTCCGGGGGCATCTTATGTGCGTTGTGCTTTGGCGCACACGACCGGCGTTTTACTCGATCTCGATCAGGTTCGGGTTCTCAGGCAAAGCCTTCGTCTGCTGAGGAGCAGGCAGCTCGATGTGCAGGACGCCATCCTCGAACTTTGCGTGGATGTCTTCCTTCTTCACATCGCCCACGTAGAAACTGCGCGCGCAGGTGCCGGAGAAGGATTCGCGCCGCAGATAGCGGCCCTTCTTATCCTTTTCATCGTTGCTGTGGCTGCGCACTGCCTGAATGGTCAGGTAGCCGTCGTTCAGATCCATCTGAACGTCTTCCTTCTTGCAGCCCGGCAGGTCAACAGCTACTTCGTAGCCATTATCCGTCTGTTTGACATCGGTCTTCATCATGTTTGCACCACGCTTACCAAAGGCGCCACGAGCCTCACGGTTCATAGCACGTTCCAGTGCAGCGTCATTCCAGAACGGATCGAAGAAATCATCGAACAGGTTTTCATGGAAAACAGTCGGCATAAGCATAAATCATTCCTCCAATCCCGGCGTTCGGGTCGGGGCAAAAAATCTGAAGCGTCCATTCAGAAGGGCTTTCCGGGGAGCCTAGCGGCTCTCCTTTTGCCCTTCCTCCTGAGCACGCCACTGTTATAGCACCGTTCATTAGCAGTGTCAATAGAAGAGTGCTAAAATTCATGAAAGAATAATACTTTTATAAAATCCTATGCAATCTTTTCAAAATTCAGTCGTATTATCGTGTTTTATATCATCTTGGCAATCATGAAGCACAACAGTTCATATCCTTCCCGGATATCCTCCGGCAGACGTTTCAAAGTCTCGTCGCGCAGTTCCTGCGGCATCCCATAAAAGGCTTCGGCAATGCCGCCGGTGATGCAGGCAAGGGTGTCGCTGTCGCCGCCCAGAGAGACCGCATTGCGAAGTGCATCCTCAAAACTGACGCTTTCCAGAAAAGCAATGATTGCTTCCGGCACAGTTTCCTGACAGGTCTCCACATGATGATAGGTCGGCCGAATTTCATCGCAGGTACGGTTCAGGTCATAACCGAAGGTCTGCTCCACATATTGTTTGATTTCCGGCTTGCTGTGGCCGGTACGGGCCAGAAAAATCGCTGCCGCCGTGGCCTGCGCGCCTTTGATACCCTCCGGGTGGTTGTGGGTGACTTCAGCGGTCACTTTTGCCATTTCCAGCGTTTTGTCCAGCGTATCGAACAGCCAGCCCGCTGCCGACACCCGCATAGCCGAGCCGTTGCCGAAACTGCCATAGGGATTCGGATTTTCTGCGTGCAGCCACCGGCGGAACATCCCGCCGTAACCGGCATGGGGATATTCACGGCCCCAGAACCGCATTTCATGCTGCACTGCACAAAATGTTCTCTCCGGCAGACCCTTTCCGTCAATCAGACCAACTGCCACCGCAGCGGTCATGACGGTATCATCGGTGAAGTGCGATTTCTCGCTCAGCAGCGGAAAATCCTTGTGCTTGTAATTGTTGTGGTCAAATTCATTAGGATAAACAGGATAACTATACCAGCAAGGGTCTCCGGGCTCCTGCTTTCTTTCTGCTCTGCTGCGGTTTCGGGCATAATGCCGCAAAAAGCGTCATTCTCAAAAACTTTTTGCCACAAATTGCCAGATTTTACTTGACATTGTCCCTTTTAGGGTCTATAATGAGGGTACAAGAAAACGCTATGACCCAAAACGGGTAGGAGGATAAGAATATGTTCAAGAAAATCGTGAAAGCCATCGCCGCCATCAAGACCGAGAACGACCGTGACGATTGCTACTGGCAGATTGACCATGCGTTCGAGGAAGAGCGCATCTCCTTTGAGGACCACGAGCTCCTCTACGGTCTGGCCGGTATGGTTGAGGTCGCTTAATTTTTTTGCTTTCGTGTGTCCCTTTTAGGGACGTTAAACAAGCAGTGAGACCCGTTTCGGGTAGGAGGTTTTTATGGAGCTTTACAAGTACACCGGCAGTGTTGCCGTCCTGACCGTTCGTTTCGGTAAGGCCGAGACCATCACCCTCTACGACAGCTACGACGACAGCGTCGCTCCGGTTCGTCTGGATGTTCGCGGTGCTCTGGCAGAGTACATCAAGCAAATCGAGGGCACGGACAGCGAGGAGCGGTACATGAATCTCGACTGGTACTACGACTTCAATATGCTGCTCCGGCGCATCGAGGTTCCGGGCGTCCCGTCCAAAAAGTTCCAGATGACCGGTGTCCCGGCCAAGGTCCTGACGCAGACCCGCAGCAATCCGGACGAGCTCGTCTGCTTCGGTTGCCCCGATTTCATCAACACGAGCAAGCCGGTCTCGATGGGTCAAGATGATTACCAGAACTTCCTCATGTGGAAGCGTGAGAACAGAGACTAAGGAGGTGCGCGTTATGACACAGGTAAGGTATTTCGGGTTCGTCAAGGCCGAGGAGCCTTGGACAGGCAACCAGTTCAAGGTGTACGCCGGGAAGAACGGCTCCACGTTCGGAAGCAAGGTTCCGGCCGGTTCCGTTGTTGAGTGCGGCTACAAGAGCACCAGCTCCGCCGACAGCGCGGCGAGGGAGCTGAAAGCCCGCTGTGAGAAGATGGGTCGCAAGGTTTTCTGCTGGGGCTACGAGAGCGTCGCAGAAGCGCAGTAAAGGAGGGTTCTGTATGAAGTTCATCCACATTCGCAACCGTGCGTATGACCGCTATGTACGAGAGGACAACGAGGTCTGCCTCGAGCAACGCATGGTCCGCATCAATGGCCGCTTCTGCTGGCGGTGGTGTGTGTACGCCGACTGCGGTGGGAACGTCGTCGAGATGTTCAAAACCCTCAAGGCTGCAAAGGCCGCCTACTCCGATGTGCTCGCCTGATGATGGCCCTGTGGCAAGGGTCGAAACCATTTTGCCATCCTTGGCAAGATGGTCGCGGGAGCCAAACCGCAAAGGAGTGTCAACTATGAAAATGAAGTCCTACAAGGCAACTTTCTTCCGCCACAACCCCCAGTTCAAGAATGGCGGTTACGTCACCGAGCGTAAAATTGAGGCCGTCTCGCTGCCCTCTGCTCGCAAAAGAGCCCGCGAGATTTCCGAGCACTGTGTATACGGCAGCATGGAGCTGCTCGACATCGAAATGGAGGCATAAGAGATATGACCGTTCTTGAGCGTTTGAAAGCTGCCGGGTATGACCCGGCCGTGTCCCTGTTCCCTGACAGTATCGGGAACGCCGGTTCCATGGAGTGCGAGCGCATCCAGATTCGCACGTTCTTCTGCCGTCCCCGTGAGAACGAGGCCGCCATCGGGGTGACCGCAACAGCGACGACCCACTTCTCTGACGGCTCGACCCGTCCGTACCCGGACGGCTGGCCGCGCAGCCTCGAGGCCAGCGTCACGCTCTACTTCGCTGGCGACGCGGACTTTCATTATTTCGGCAACGTCGCCACCGACCTTGTCGGCTCTGATGCCGAGTTCCGTTACAGGCTCTTGAGCCGTTGTATTCAGGACTGCAAGTATTTCCTCGGCTGCGGCTCACGTTTCAGCAAGTACCTCTGGGGCTGCTGCGTTGAGAATCATATTCAGGCCATGCGCATCCTGTGGGACAGCTTTTCCGACGACGAGAAGCCGGAGTGGACTTCTCTCGAGGAGATTGAGACGTTCAGCAAGAAGATGCTCGAGGAGGAGATTTACTGATGGCTGCCAAAAATTTCGAGTTGTTCCTTGGGTGTCTTGGCAACGGCGTCACGGTCTGTAACTCCGCCGTGATGGAGAACGGCGATTTTAAGATGGTCGCCCACATCTCCGTCGAGGGCAAAATCACATGGTACGTCAGCGAGGACTATCCGCCTGCGGATGCTCTCGCAAGCATCCGGGCCTGTGCAGAGCAGGAGCGGGCAAAGTACGAGGCATGGCTCAACGGCCTGTCTCCGGCCGCGCGCCGGGAGTATCAGCTCGAACGGCTGCCGCTCCCCGAGTTTCTGCAGGAGCTCCGCAAGGCAAGAGAAGCAAAGGAGGGAGCCTAATGGCCCGCGATATTCACGATTACGACAGCCTCAAGAAGGCATACAGTGTCCTGCTCATGTTCGAGCGGTTTCCCGGTCCGGTGCATAGTGAGCGCGTCGAGGAGTTCGTCATTCAGCTCAAGCGCGACATCCGGGAGTACGCCCACCGGGATTCTGATTACCGCATCGTCCGCGACGAGCTCGATTCTTTCGTCGAGCTCGTTAAGCTGCCCGAGAAGCTCTCTCCCCTCTCAAAAGAGAGCGTTCTCGAATGGTTCTATATGCACCGTGCCTACCGTGACGACCTTTATGACGGCGCGGGGTGCTCCGGTCAGTACTTTACCACCCGCGTCAGGCTCTTTCGCCGTCGCGGTTGCTGGTACGCCTATCATTTTGTTTCGGTCGATATGTAAGGAGGTTCGCATGGAAATCAATATCACATACAAAAGCCCGGAGCACGAGGCTGCGTTCCTGTCTGAGCTTCAGCGGGTCCCGCACATCGTAAACCCAGAATCCGGGCGCATCAATCCGTATTGGGGCGCGTCCCTGTATCTGCTCTCCGCGCTCACGCGCTGGTCGGAGCTCCGCATTGCCGTCATCGGTGAGGACTACATGGCGTTTACGGCTGCAAAGGAGGCGTTCAATTTGAGCCAGAACGAGCGCATCATTGTCGAGCTGGCCGCCAACTTCTACAATGCCGGTTGCTGGGAAATGCCCGGTTTCGAGATGGTCTACGCCACCTGCGACACGGCTTTCACGCTCATTCTTGAGGCGTTCCGCCTGCGTCGCGCAAAGCTCTTTTACAAAGATGGGGAGGTGTCCGCAGAATGGGAAGAAAGAAAATGAGCCTACGGCGCGCCGTCGCCATCCTGCGCCTTGTCGCTGCGGATGACCTGTCCTCCGGGCGGGCAATCGACGGGCAGAATGAGGCTGCTGCCGTCGTGCTGGAAGATTACGAGGAAACAAAGAAAGAGCTCGCGGATTGGGTGAATGCTTCTCCCGAGGAGCTTGCCGACGTCATTGCTGGGATGTAAGGAGGCCTGTACCGTGGCTGCTGTCTATCGGACGTTGTACGAAAAATATGAGCAGAACGACGTTTTGCACGTCGGGATTCAGGAGGTCGTCGAGGCCGAAAAGGAGATTGACACGTTCCTCAAGTCTCTCGACCGGGACCAGCGCGACCAGCTCGATACGCTGCTGGGGCGTCTGTCCCGCGCCTACGAGATGCAGGGCTTTCTTTTTGGCGGCCTTGCCTCCGGCGCAAAGTGGAACGGCAAGACCGCTCCCGAACCGGGTGACGGCTACGGCCGGAGCGTCCGGGCTTATCACGGCTCAACGCTTGCTCCGGTCTGCCAGATTGACCGCAAGACGAATCAGGTCATCCGCGAGTACCCGAGCATCGCCGCTGCTGCCCGTGCTACCGGTCTGGACGACAGTGCCATCGGAAAGGTGTGCAAAGGAAAGCTACCCCACGCTGGTGGTTTCCTTTTCCGGTACATCGAGCAATAAATCTTTCATAGGTATGCAAAAATATTTCAAGAAATTGCCATTTTGCTCTTGCTTTCCACGCGCTTGTGTGGTATAATATAGTCAGTTGAGGGGGTCCTCCTCAATGAGTAAGGTGGCAAGGCCAGAAAGGAAACAAAATGGACGACGAAATGAATACCGCTGAGGTGCTTCGTGACGAGGCAAAGGAGAACCGGACCCGTGAAATTCTCGAGCTTATGCGTAACAGCAAAACGCTCGAGGAGGCCATGGAAAAAGTAAAAGCCCTGCTCAACAAGTAAGCAGGGCTCTCCGATGAAGAACAAAGGCCGATGACGGCGGCCAGAGTTCTGAAACGCCGGGGGAGTGAGAAACAGCTTGCAGATGCCTCACTTCTCCGGCATTTCTATTATATCAAATTCAAGGGGGATTTCAAGATGGCAGCTTTAACGCCTGTTGCCGCCCGCATCACCGGGCTGCGTGAGGCTCGCGGGTTGACCCGCACCCGGCTGTCGCAGCTCTCCGGCGTTCCGCTGCGGACGCTCGAGGAATGGGAGGCCGGTCGCCGTGTCCCGCGTGACGTTTACCAGATTCATGCCGTCGCTGCTGCGCTCGGCATGAGCATTGAGGATTATCTTGGGCTGTAAAGAATCAGGAGACCCGACGTTGTGCCGGGTCTCCCTTTTTTGTTATTCGGGCATAAAGCCGTAACCGGCCTCAAATGCCGCTGCTTCTCGGAGGTAGGCAACGCGGCCTGCTGCGCGGTCGATGGCGTCTCTTAACTCCCGGTCCTCGACCAGCTTGAGCAGCGCGGTGAGCGCGACCTCTGCCTGCATGATTTCGCGGGTGTCCTGCGGGTTGACCTGCTCCATGTAGAGCTCATAAATAGACTGTTCCATGCTTGCCTCCTATGCCCGCCTGCGGTCGAGCCGCTGCCGCGCATATAGGATTTGCGCCACGCGCGGTTCTTCCCGCTGCGGAGATTTTGGAGCAGCCAGTGGTGACGGGAGGGCTGTTCGCGTTCCCCGTGTAGCCCTCTCCATCACCTCCCTGTGGGCCGTCTCCCGCAGGCTGATTTTAACTTGCTGGCTATTTGCTGGTAGCTTTTCGGGGTGCTTTCTCCTGCGTCGAGCCGTAGAACGTCACGAGCGCGGCTCCGGGGCCTCGATTTCGGGCTTTTGCGGTCTGGCCGTAAAGTTTGCCGCCTAGCCGCCACGACGCTTTGTGGGTCTCCGCAGGAGGCTTTCGTCACTTGCTGGGTCATTTCACGATTTCCGCCAGCCTCTCGATGGTGACATCCGTCTCAATGTACGGGCTGCTGCCGCTGTCGTCCGTGTAGGTTCCGGTTACTCCATCCGTGCTTTTCCAAAGTATCAGGTTTTCCACCTTGCTGCTGTTGCCCTCGCTGAACTCCTCGACCTTGTACTCCGAAAGCGTGATGCCAAGCTCTGCCGCTTTGTCGAACACTGCCTGTGCCGTCTGCTCCGCCACTATCGGGAGATACAGGCCGCCAGAGGAAACGGTTCGGATGGTGAGCGTGTACTTGCTGCTGTAATAGAACGCATCAATCGACGATATGTAGGCTGCGCTTTCTTTGTCCAGCGCGTTCAGTGTGGTTTCCTCGAGGACGCTCCGGTTCGTCTCCGGTGTCGATACTCTGGTTGTGCTGGTTGTTCTCTTTCGGGGCACTATGAGGTCGAATCCGCCAAAAAGCATGAACGCAAAGAATACAGCGACGACTATGGCTATGACGTTCGCTTTTTTGTTCTGCTTTTTACCCGGCTCCGCTGCCGGGTTTTCTTTTTTGGGCTGCGTCGGTTTCTGCTCCGGCGTCGGCTCCTCTTTCACGCGGTCCGCAAAGCTCACCTTTTCCTTATCATCACCGAAGTATGCCCAAAAGCACTTTTCCCGTTCGTCCACATACAGGTGCGTCATGTACTTCCAGCCATGCTTCGTGCGGTATTTTCCTAGAACCTTTTTGTGTGGGACGTCTATCACAGCGAATGTTCCGCTGTCCTCGTCGTTCCGAGCATTGTGCGCTGTCTGGCACACGGCGTATCTTGAGCCGTCTGAAATGGAGGCCGCGTTTACAAAAGATTCCGTTTCGTACACCAGCTCCGGGGTGAATGAATCATCCGTGATGTAGAACTGCTTTCCCCAAAAGCAAGCAATCTTGGAATCCCTGCTCATTACGAAGTTGATTTCGAGCGATGGCTTGTACGCGCACTGCTGTTTCAGCCTCTCCCGTACCTCGTCCATCGGGATGCTGGCCGGGTCCACGAATCGCGCGTTGCTACTTGTTGCCCCCCCCCCGAACAGTTGTTCGTGGGTAGGGGACACAGTTGTGTTACCCATAACTGTTGTCCTCCTGTCCTTGTGTTGGTGGTCGTGCTTTTATGATAGCACCTAAAAGGGACAATGGCAACGGCTTTCGCACCAGCGATTGCCAAATCGCTGAATATAATATATCCTCTACTATACTCTTTTTTACTCTACTCTACTTTGTCGATTGTTTCGCCGGAAATACCCGGAAATGCTGTTTTCAGTGTATATCCGCGCGGATATGTGCTCAAAACGGTATTTCCGCTCCGGCTATCCTGTTTTTCGTGGGATTTTGGGACAATGGTGTGCGCAGTCTCCTGCGACCCTTTTATCAACTTTTTCCACCTAGTTTTCCACTTTTCGGGTCATTCTGGTTTTTCCGGGCCGTTTTTCTGCGGTTATCCACGGAAATGATAGAAAACGTATCAAAAAGTGCTTTTCTGTTCCGAAAACGCTCGTTTTCGTTAATAACCGCGCCGGAAATGCTGTTTTAAGTGCGTTTCCGGGGAAGATATTGCAAAAAACGGCAATAAAAAAAGAGCCTCCCGGCCCTCTTGTGTGAGGTATACCGGGAGGCTCATGCTGTTATAGGGTAGCTGCTGGGGCGTCCTTAGTGAATCTGGTTCTTGACGTTCTCGTAGGTCTTATCACCCTCGAGGGCAGCCTGCGTGAAGCTGTTGTTGTACCACCAGTTGATAAGGGCGGTGACGGTGGTGATGCCGGTGGTGACGAGCTGCTCCACAGTGGTGCTCTCGATGGGCAGCGGAGACTTTCCGAACGCGCTGAGAATCTGGTTGGTCAGTGCCAGCAGCAGGGCGGCAGTGCGAGCAATGGTAGCAGCGGAAATCTTGTTGTTGTACTTCATGGTCTTGTTCCTTTCTTTTATTCGATAATCGCTTTGATGCCGCAGCGAGAAACCACTTCCCGCTGCGCGTGTTTGACCTTGGAGGCATAATCTAAGGCCGCGTGCATATCTCCATTGCAATGTGCATCGGGAATACGCTGCACGGCCTTTGCGGTGGCCTCACCTAAAGCGATGGCCGCAAGTGAGGTTTCATAGATGCAGATTTGCAGCTCCTCGCGGCTCTGCTCGCGTTTGGCCTCGGCCTCGCGCCGCTTCTTGTCCTCCTCCGCGCGGGCTTTCTCGCGCTGTTCGATGCGGTGCTCAATGAGCCACAGACCAAAGGCGAAAAGGCCGGAGGGGATGCCTGCGGCTACAAGAAATTGCCACGGTTCCAATGGTATCACCTCCTCCCTCACAGATACTTGTCTGCGCCAGACAGAACGGTCCAGCTCTTAGGGCCACAAATGCCGTCTGCTGCGAGGCCGTGCTTGCGCTGGACCTCCATCAGGGCTTTTGTGGTAGCCGGTCCGAAACCGCCGTCGTGAGTGATGCCGAGGAGCCGCTGCAGCATGACCGTTGCCGCGCGGTTTGCTGCGCCCGTGCAGCCCTGCTCAATGGTCGGCAGCACGAACTTGTTGTAGGTCGTGCTGGGGTACACGCCGGGCTGGACGCACAGCCATGTGGCCTTGCCTCCGCGCGTGTCGGTGTGGACAATGGCGGCCTTGTCGTGCCAGTAGATACCGACCGCGCCAAAGCCCTGCGCGGCTGCGATGATGCCAAGAGCTACGGGGTTGACGCTCCTGTCTACCGTCCTCCAGTCGGCCGCGATGCCATACAGGTGGCGGCTCGTCCGGCTGCCGCCGACTTTCGGGTCTGCGTTGTGCTTCACGCAGCGATAGCCCGACGTCACCTTGATGGCCTTGCCGAGCTTGGTGCGGATGGTCTGCATCTTCTGGACGAGCTCCGGGTCAATCATCTGCGCCGTGCAGCCGCACGGGCAGGCGAACTCGTAGCGTTCAAAGTCCGGGGTGATTTTCGTGTGGTCGTTCGGCTTAAAGGTAATTACGCTCATTCTCACCGTCTCCTTTATCGGTCCGTTTGAGTGCGGAAAATTCTGCGTGTATCACCGCGCGGGCTGCTCCGTAGCCCTCCGGCTCCCCGCAGTGCGTTTCGAGGGAGTGCTCCTCCCACCGGTCGAGCAGCTTTACGGTAGCCTCCAAAAGCTGCTCGAGCCTCTCCTCGCGGTTCATTGGCGGCTCCTTTCAGCGGCTCTCGCCGCGCCGGAACAGGGTGTAGCGCGGTCGTTCCTCTCCGAACAGTAAATATCGCAGCCAGTCGTCGAGGACGATGGCCGCGATAGACACGAAAATCCACAAAATGCTGAACGGGAGACAAATCTGCCCTTTGTAGTTGAACGGCATCCCGGAATAGTCCCAAACGCCGAGGCCGAGCCAGACGTTGAGAATCATGCCGGTAATGAGCTCCGTTCCTGTCACGATGGCTGAACCGAGGACACCCTGCCAAATGAGTGGAGTGTCCCACTCAAGTAGACCATCGTTCAGCTCACCGAGAATCAGAAAAAGGAATCCGCCGAGGACGAACATTGTCCAATGGCTATGTCCTCTGAAAAGCACCTCGAGTCCGAAGTACGCAAGCCCTCCGAACACAAAGAGGATAGCAGTTTTACATACAGAGTTCCTTGCCATTTCGGTCCTCCTTAGGCGGAGAGCTTGTTGATGATGGCCGTAATCTGCGCCTGCGCTGCGCTGAGGATGCCCTCGACTTCCTTTTCGAGGTCCTCGGGAAGGGTACATCCGTAATAGATGGAGCCGATAGCATTCGGGTCAGTCTCGCGCTTCGCCCACTGGCGCAGCGCATTGCAGTAGGTCGTCTGTTTGGTGACGAAGCTCTTGTATTCGCTGTACAGGGTAATAATGTCTGCCGCGCTGTACATAACGCACTTGCCGCCATCAGGGTGGTAAGGGTATTCGGACGCGCCCAACGTAATAGCCGCAAACATCGAGTCGATGTTCGTCTGGTCGTTGGGCATCAGCGAAAAGTGCTGCGTGCCGCCGGACAGCTCCACGTCGATACCAGCATAAATAAAGTTCTGGCAGGTTTCGGAGGCGTCGTCCGCCACCTTCTGCGCCAGAGTGGGAAGGTCATTTTTCTTCCATTCGATAGCCATACTGTCCTCCTTACTGGAAAGCGCCGGTGACGGCCTCAATGTAGCCGCTCTCGCCGCTGGCTCCGCGTGACACACTGATGCGGAAGTTGAACGCCGCACCATTCGATGCGGTCTTATTGCTAAAGACAATATTTGTCCCCTTCTGCACCTCGGTCGTGGCGTCCTGCCAGACCGGCTCTGCGTCGTTGGCGTTATTCGTAACCTCCGCTTTGAACGTAGCATCATCAGGAATGCTACCGGTCACCTGCAACACGGCGACAGTGATGTCGCCCTCAACTGCGAGGGGAGATTTCAGCGTCACACTAGCGCTGGTGACATCCTTTGTGAACGTCGCACTGGCGCTGCTGCTGTCCTTGCCGTCGCTTGCTACAATCTGGATGGTATGGGAACCGTTCAGAATACGGCGGAATCCTTCCTCTGTGCTGGCCTGCTCGAAGGTCAGCACCGTGCCGGACGCAATGTCCGTGCGCGTAGTCACAGTCTTGCCGTCCAGTTTTTCGGTAACGGAAATGGTATCGCCATCCGCGTCACTCACGGTGTAGCTATAGGAAAAGGCCGCGTTCTTCTCCCCCAGCTGCGTGCCGCTCGTATTCGTAATGGTAGGCGCAGTGTTCACCGATACCGTGCCATCATCCGAGACGGAGAGTTCAGAGGGAAGAATAAAAGCGGGGCGGACGCCGTAGGAGTAGTTGTAGAACCAGTAGCCGAAGCTGCCACCAGACTTCACACACCAGATGTTGTACGCGTTGCCGGTGCGCGGAGACCGGAGCCACCACACGGCAGCGCTGCTGCCGTTATAGGCGATACGCTTGCTGTTGCCGCCGGAGCTACTTCCGAAATAGTCCAGCTTTGCGCCATCTTTCGGAAAATAGCCGCTGTCACTGGTCGTCCAGCCGACCTCGTAGCCAGACAGTAAGAACACTTTGGTAGAAAGACCACTCGTGCCAGTGGCAAGGCTGCCGCCGCTACCCGTGCCGTTCTGGTACGGGATTTTAACCTGCTTGATGGCCGCTCTAATTTCGGAATCAATCAGGTTGTAGAAGGTGCTGTTCAGGTAAGAATGGATGCTAGAGTCCTTATAGGAGTTGCTGTTACCGAACGTACTTGTGGTGTAAATATCCTTGAGCAGAACCCACGTTCCGTTGCAGGAATCGTCGTAGATACTGGACGGCTTACCCTGATGCACAATAATGAAATCCTTGGCCGCGCCGTTGACCTTGATTTTAACGGTGCTACCGACGGCTTTCGTACTCAATTTTACGTTTGCCATTATTGCCTCCTTGCAAAAAATCAGGCCCACGGCATAACGCCTGCGGGCCTTGTGTTCTGCGAAGCAGAGGCGGCGAGCGCCTTGTGCTGCTTCTTGTAGATATAGCGGCACTGGCGAGCTCTCCGCCTGTCTCGCGCGAGTTTATTCGAGTTGATTTTTCGATGGATGGGAATTTTGCAATCAAGCAATTTTTCGAGCCGGTCTGCGTACTGCCTGCGCAAAGAATAAGTATCACCGTGGGCTGCATGAGCGTCCCATGCGTTCCATCGACGAAGGATTTCTTCCTTTGTGACTTCGCCTGCCGGGTACGCGGCCTCCCAGCATTTGATTTTCTGCTTCATGTGCTTTGCGCTGTCTCGTCTGAGTTTCTGTATGACCGCTCCGGTCTCTGTCAGATAACTGTGGAATCCCAAAAAGTCGATTCCGTTTCTCATTGGGAGTATCACTGTCTTTTGGTTCAGCTCTAGTCCATAGCTGTCCATGAGCACACGGACATCACGCAAAATACGCTGCAAAATTCTCTTATCTGGGCAGATAATATAGAAGTCATCCATATATCTTCCGTAGTATTTCACGCCGTATTTTTCCTTTATGATGTGGTCAAACTCGTCCAAAAATGTAAGAGCAAAGAGCTGGCTTGTTTGGTATCCCAACGGCAGTCCTTCGTCCATTACATCAATGTAGATACACAGCAGCTCATACACGCGCGGGTCCACACCACGCTTATCGAGAACAGCCTTGAGCTTTTTCTTGAGCTTGCTGTGGTCGATGCTTGCGAAAAAGTGTCGGACGTCGCCTTTAAGAACCCAACCGTCTGCGCCGTGGCCGCTCCTCCGGTAGTAATCTACCATGTGGGTTTTCAGGCGCATCAGGCCGTCGTCAGTGCCCTTTCCGGTCTGGCTGGCAAAACTATCTCGTACAAAGCTCTTTGTCAGAGCCTCGTAAAGGACATTATCCACCAACGCATGAAGTGTAACCTTATCGACAAAAGCCGGTGCATGAACCACACGCTTTTTGGGTTCGTACACGAAAAACACTTCAAATTTGCTCGGGATGTAGCATATCTTCCGCTGTATCTTGCCGCCCGGTTGCCGAACAGCTCGAACGGCAAGTTTGCGGGACAACTTTTCCGTGCAGGCCAGTGCATTTGCCTCGTATTCGATAGTCTTGCTTTTGTTGCGTTTTCCCTTCCGAGCTTCAAGGTATGCCCTATACAGCACCTCGAAGCTGCAAAGTTCTTCGTAGGTCAAAAATTAGCCCTCCGCCGGTTCACTATCGTGGTAGTGGGCTGCATCCCCGAAAGGATGGCCCACCTCAGCGGGATGTATTTGTCACTTTCCTGCATCGGAAAGCGACAGGATGTGACTTCCTTTGATGGATGCACTGCTTTCGGCCGGGCGGCCTACTCGTCTCGCAAACCCATCAGAGCGGGGCGGACGCCGTAGGAGTTGTTGTAGTTCCAGTTGTCGTTGCTGCCATCAGACTTCACACACCAGATGTTGTTCGTGTTGTTGGTGTTCGGAGACCGGAGCCACCACACGGCAGCGTCAGAAATATAAGTCGCACCCTATATGCAAAGCGGATTTCCGCTATGCTTTCTCTTGTGGCGCGGGCGAAGCCTCGCCTTTCTCAGGAGGGGCCTCCTGAGTGGCAGAGAGAGCGGCTTTCAGTGCCGTCACGAGCTCTTTGAGTCTCTTTTCCTCTGCATCCTGCCGCAGCTTCTCAGCGCGGCTCCGCTCGGTTCTGAGCCATTTCATCGCGGGATATTTAACGTCGGTGACCTTTTTGGTCCAAACTTCCGCTTTCTTCAAGCTAATGACCCCGTCCTCCGTGCAAAGAGTAATGAAGTCGAGCAGCGAAGAACATCCGGCGATAACTGCGTAGATTTTGCGGAGGCGTTCGTCGTAGTCGGTCAAAAAGTCTGCACCGTTGGCCGTGTGCGCATCCAGAAGGATTTGCTTTGCCGTCTTTCTGATGTCCCTGCCGTAGAGGTTGTAGGTGCTTCTTGTAAAGCCCTCCTTCTGTTTCGTATCGAGCGCGTGGACAGCAGTGGTGCATACCTGTTTGATTTCACGAACATCCTCAAGCTCGGCTGCTTTCTGGAAAATCCTGCGGGCATCGCTCCGGCTGATGTCCTCCGAAACGATGCGGGTCGCCCGCTGGGTGTATCTTAAAAGGTCTCGAGCCTTATTTCCAACCGTGAATTGCTGTTCGGCCATCAGAACTCCAATCTCGCCTGCTCGGAGTTCCAAACGCCTGTGACGGAAACGCCGTCGAGGCTGCCGAATGTCGCGTTGAAGGGGTTCTTTGTGACATTCGTTCCGAACTTCAACTCAATGGCCTTTACGCTCGCATTCATGGCCGCAATGCTGGCGCGGAGGTCTCCATGTGCGTTTTCTGCGGTATTGTGGGCATCGACGGCAGCACTGATGCGCTGGTCCGTCTCCTCCTTGTTGTAGGCGTCAGACTCCGGCCGCTGCGACTCGGTCAAATGCCCATCTGCGTCCAGTGTAGCGATGCCTCCGGGCACGCCAACCTGCCCAGTGCGGACAACATCCTCGTCCGGCGCTTTGCCTGTGCCTGCGTTAAAAGCACCATATGCCATGTCAGGTTCCCTCCTGTTCGTCCGTGTATTTCACGGTGCTCGTGATATGATACTGCGCCGAAATTTCATCGACAGGGATATTCGCGGCACGGAGCCGCAGCTTTCCGTTCAGACTTTCAGTCGCAATAAAGCCCGCCGCACCCGCCACATCATAGAACTCCGGCAATACTGTAACGTCCACAATATCGGTAACCAACAGGCCAGCAATGGGGATATCACAGTAAAAATAGCCGGGGGAGGAATCATCCTCGCCCCAGCCATCGACCGGAATCTTAAAAGACACTGCCGCCATGATGTCCTGCTTTTCATGCAGAATATCATCCACCTCGTCGATGCTGTCCGCAGTGGCATTCGCCAGCTCGGAAACGACAGTGTTGCACTGTTTGATATGGCTACAAAGTGCGGCGAGTCCTGTGCCCAAAAGCGCCTTAACCTTCGCTTTTGCCATAGGGCTCGCCTCCGTTCTTAGTCAGCCAGCAGAGCGGCAATCTCCTCTGCAGAGAAGTCCTCCACGTCCTCGTCGTGCAGGACGTTCTCAGGCTCAGTGTACACGACAACTTCCTTGCCGTCGATGTTCACATTGCCGTTGGTGGAGCTGGCTGCGGTCTTGGTAGCGCCCTCGGAAATGCCCTTCAGCTTTTCGCCCTCGGCGTCGGTCATCAGGCGCTTGCCAGATTCGGCGGCTACGAAGTCGGCAGGCTTCTTGCCGCTGTCGGTCAGATTGCCCTCGCCATCCAGAGTAGCAAAGTTGCCGGTGACAGCACCAGTGACCTTATCGGCCTTGCCGGAGATGTCCACTTCCTCCGGGGTGGGAACATACAGGCCGTCGTCCTTCAGGGTCAGGGCGTTGCCCGCAGCAGCGGAAACATTGACCTTGACATCCACCTCATAGCCAGCGATGGTAACGGTGGTGGACTTATCCTTGTCGGTAGCCTTAGCCTTGTAGGTATCCACCAGCGCAGCCATGCTCAGGAAAGAGTAGGTGCAGGAGTCAGGATTCTCGCCCTTGACGGCCAGCACCATGACGGGCTTGCCGTCCAGCTTGGGGTCGGTAGCGCCGGGGTAGGTCGCAGCATCGAACTTGAACTTGGCCACGAAGGTGGTCTTGGTCTGGTCGAGGAACAGCTCAGAGG